ACTATCTAAACTTCTATAAACCTTTACATCACCATCAAATCTTTTAATAAAAAGACTTGGTTCTGGATAACTATCTCTATTGTCCTCGGGAGACAATTCAATCCACTTAACATGAGGATGAGCACCAATCTCTGCTGCTTCTTCCTCTGTTAATTCATATGTTCCCCTTGTGGGACTATGGTCTTTTAAATCTGTGCAGGTTACTTGTCTATCTGGAATTCCATCTCGATTTGAGTCTACAATGAGAGCATCATGAATTTCACTCCAGTACTCTGGACTAGTAACTGCTAAAGTATACCTTTTCATGCTCTACTCCTAAATCAAACTGCTACTGTACTCAATACTCCTGAGTCATCTACGACTAATCTGTATTGTGTTCCATTTGGTGAAGTTAAGACCAATCCACTTGAGGTATTGACCCCAACAATTGCATCTCTTCCAACAGTAATATCTGTACTGATTGCAACGTTTACTGCATTAATATTAAGATTATTTGGTGAATCAATAGTTGGTGTTCCAGCACTAGAACTTTCAAATCTAGTTGCAGTAACAACTCCACTGACAGCAACATCACCAACAACATCTAATTTTGCGGCAGGAAGTGTAGAACCAATACCAACATTGTATTGGGAGTTTCCATGGAACCATGCAGTATTTCCTGCACCAATAACTAGTTGCTGAGTTTCATCTGGTACTACACCAAGAGTAGTTTCTTCATCACCTGCAATAATTACAACGTTATCCGAACCACTGGTAATTTCTTTACCAGCATAATTACCAATAACAATGTTTCCTGCAGCTTCTTCTGCAATGAATAGTGCTTCTCTACCTATTGCAATGTTATAGTTTCCACTGGTATTTGTTGTTCCGTACAGTGCTCTGTAACCAATACCAATATTGAAATCACTAACAGCACCATCACGGTATAGTGATTCATATCCGATAGCAATGTTGTATCCACCATTTCCATCATGGTCATACAGTGAGTTCCAACCAATACCAATGTTGAAATCTCCTTTACAGTCATATCCAGCACCACTTCCAAGAAGGACTTGACCACGGGAATTTCCTGCTTGATATCCTGTGAAATATCCAATTGCTACGTTATAATCATTCTCGTATTGAGAACCAGCATAATAACCAACTAAAGTATTATAGTCTCCACCATCAGAGTCGTACCCTGTTCTATATCCTAGAAGTACGTTACCTTGCTGTGCATCATTTAGTTCATATCCAGCTTCATGTCCGAGAGCAACATTATTTGAACCAGCACCAATATTAAATAATGAGTTATATCCAATAGCAATATTTCCGTCACCACTAGAAATATTATAAAGTGCCTGATTTCCAACACCTACGTTGTAATCGGCACCAGCTATAAGAGCACCTCCCATGACAGAATTGCCAAGTGCGGTGTTATAGTTGCCAGTATTTAATCTTGAAAGTGTAAATGAACCTAGTGAGGTGTTATAACTACCATTTATGGCATACAGTTCTGCTGAATGTGCACCAACAAATGTATTATAATTTCCTAGATTTAATTTTGCTGCTGTATTTCTTCCAATTGCAATATTAAATTGTCCATTATTTTGAAGAGTTGAGTCTGCAGCAACATTATTTCCAACAAAAATGTTATATCCACCAGATTGAAGATATCCAGCTCTATATCCAATAGCAATTACATAATCACCAGATACGTTACCACCAGAAGCAGATGCACCAATTGCTACACTTCCAGAAGACGTTGTAGCACTGTCAAAAGCATCCTTACCTACTGCTACGTTGTCATAACCAGTTGTGCCTTCTTTTAGGGCATTCTTACCAATAGCAACGTTTCCGTACAATCCACTTGCACTGCTACTAGAAAGAACTGAACAACCAATACCAATATTGTAGTCAGAATTTGATGCTAGACTTGAACCAGCATCATCACCAATTAGAACGTTCCCTGCGGAACCAGAAATATTTGCAGCAGCACGGAGACCAGCAATAAAACTAGTAACGTCACCTAGAGTAGTTTCAAGTCTAGATGCAGTAACGATACCAGTAAATACACCATTCCCAGATACAACTAATTTCTGAGTTGGCATGGTGTTGCCAATACCCACATTAGAAATGGTGTTGATACCAGCACTGGTTGTTTCCCAAACACCATCCTGTCCAGTACCACCTCCACCACCAGAAGAATTGATGGTATATACACCAGCATTATTGGATACAGTTACATTCTGTCCACCAATAATAGAAGTGACGACTCCAGTAAGTGTGGAACCGTCTCCAGTATATGAAGTTGCACTGACCACTCCCACACCAATATCAGGAGCACCAGTTAATCCTTCAGCAACTGTTGCAATTCCTGCTGTTTGAGCAAAAGTTGCAATTCCTGCTGTCTGTGCAAAAGCAACACTAGAATTTAATGCAGAATCTACATCAGCAGATATTGCATTAATTACCTGTCTTTGCTGCTCAAATGTAGAGTTTACACCAACTACTCTAATTGCCATTTATACCCCTCATTAAAAAAGAGAAAAAATAAGGAGGGATGGGTTCTCCCAATCCCTCCATAACGAAACAATGAAACCAAAAAAGTAATCAGTCGAGGCTGATATTTAGTGTGACTTTAATTTGGTCACCGTTGTTTTGAATGTTGTATGGACCGTTTGTGAATCTCTCAGCAAACATGATGCTGCTGTAAAGAGTTGCACTTCCGACACCCGCAAGAGCAGGAGTTGTTGTGAATGTATTTGCGTCTACTGATTCAAATACAGTGTAGGTAGAAGATTCAGTAACGGTATTACCTGTTCCTGCTGCGATGTAGATTACATCACCCTTATTTAGACTGTGGTTTGTAGCAGTTACTTCACTGAAGTTGAAGTATACTGTGTCACCCGTTGCAGCCTGGATGTTGTTTACTAGGTCAGTGCTTAGATAAACAATTCTTTCGATTTCATCGAAACCAGTTACTTTGGTTCCAGCAGCAATACCATTAACCTCACCAGGTAGATTGCCGTGAGTTACTGCCATACCGACAGTGATGTTCTCACCAACATTCTCTGTGAATGTAACAACACCAGAAACTGTTCCAGTTGTTGCTTTGTCTAGATAAATTCTGTTTGTACCTGCAGTACCGACAACTCTTGTTTCTGGTGCAATGTTTGTACCAGCAACTCTCTGGTTGGTGGTAATTCCACTTGCATCAGTAACGTCAACAATGAAGAATCCAGTTGAACCTACACCAGTTGGTTCATACTTCTTATCGAAGAGAGTTACGTAGTTCTGACCGATAGTACCAGTGGTTTGAGTCTTACCAACTGCAACACCTTCAGAAACTGAAGCAGCATCAACAACACCAACCAGTTCAACTGGCATGTTGTTTGCTCTTACTAGGTAATAACCATACTGGTTATTAGCAGCAGAGGTGAAAGTGAAGGTTTGCTCTGGATATGATGCGGTTGTTGTTCCTGCACCAAACTCAATATTCTGGTTGAGGAATGTTCCAGTGTTAGGGACTGTAAGAACAATGGTGTTACCATCAATAGCAGCAACAGTTGCCTTGGAACCAACACCACCACCACTTACATAGTGACCAACTGCAATGTTGGTTGTGGAAGAAACGGTGATTGTGTACTCGTTAACAGTACCAGATCCAGTTGTGGTAACGATAGCATTTGTAATCGTTCTTACATTCCAAAGGTTTCCATTAAGGAGGATACCATATGCGTTGGAATAATCCTGGTCGAATCTATTATTAACTACTTCTGGGTAACCATTTGATGGCTCGGTGCCGTAACCTACGTTACCAGTTGCATCGAATGGTTCGTAGTACTTATTATCTGCGGGAACATCAGACTCACTTGGTTCTGTGTCACTAGAATATAGTTTAAGAATGAGATTTCTTGGAATCTCATGATCACTGTTGACAAGGTATCTTAAGGATTGAAGTTCGCCACAATCTGGTACTAATAGTGCCATTGATAAAGTCTCCTAACTACGTAATTTGAACGTTTATTAAATGCTTTCTAAACCTATTTATAGTAAATCAAATCTTTATTTTGAGGAATACTGAGCATCTCTGTATTCCAGTACAACTCAAAGCACTGAATCTAAGAACGTCACCTACATCAAGTTCTTTTGACCAAGTTGTAAGATTATCGTCTTTATTCTTGTTTTGATTTAGTAAAACAGGATATTCACTCCCAACAATTGAAGTAAAATTATTTGGGAAGTCGGCAAATGTTGCCTTTTCTATATTTATAGCTATATTTCCTGTCTGCTCTGACAGGACTCTCCACTCTTCTATTGTTCCAGTGACATCTAGTGTCAATAGTCCGTAATCACCTGGGGTAATATCAATAGAACCATTATCAATTAAGAAAACAACAGTTCTTGTTAAATCTGCTGTTGTTTGCAATGCAACACCAGAAAACTCAGAAGCTGCTGCTGGTGCATCTGCAAATTCTATGCTACTTCCAGAAACCTGGTAATCAATACCAGGACGAAGTTGCAATCCATTCACCGATATAACAAGTTGCTGCTCATTGTTTGGTGTATATGGTTGCCCATTTACAAGAAGGTCAAATACAGTCCGTACCCCATCAAATAAACTTGAAAAATCGTCAATGATTAGGTTTGTATATTGAACACTTCTAAGAGGTGCCTCATAATTTACACCTACATTATACTTATCTTCACCCTGAAGATTTACATTAAAATTTGGAGATGATACTGTTACATCATAGTTTGTCATAGACTGACTCCAGGAGTAACAAGAACACTACCCTGAACAACTCTTAAAGTAGTATTTGTTGGGGAAGTAATCATAACATCATACACAAATCTGCCACCACTCAAAAGGGTAGTATCAGTTTTTGCCATCGAAACCATGACTTTTCCCTCTGCTCTATTAGGAAAAGAAATAGTGAAGGGGTAAGATGTAGATGATGTTGGATGCTTTTTGATTACACTTTTTGCCGTATAATTTGTCAAATTGAGTTTTGACCCATTTTCATTATAAATGGTAAAAGTGCTCTGAAAATCAGTGCCTTGCTCCAATACTAAATTGATTATTTTAGCAGACATTGCAGGTGTTTACTTTTAAGTATTTATCTTTTGCATGATAATTTTCAGTGCATCTTTAATTTCACTGATATCATCTTTCATTTTATCAAGTTCTTCCTTTTCGGATAACTTTGCATTCTTTGCTTTTAAATAATCATTATACTCTTTATCATTAGAGTTAATGACTGCATTGGTCTTCTCATCTCTGAAAAGACCACCATTATCTTTGATTGGTATCATAATACTGCGATTGCTCTGAGGTCTCTAATTTTTGGAACAATTGCTTGATTTGTTCCAGTCATAATCAGTTTAATCTGGAATCCGTTGAAAATTGGAACATCAGGAGTACTGAACTCGTAACTAAAGAAGTCTGCCTCAGATGCAGAAGCCAGAATCTTTTCATCTGGTTTTCCACTATTTGATTTGGGATCAATAACCACACCATCTTGATTGAGGTTGTCCCATCCTGGGAAGAATTCAAATAATTGTTGAGATGCTGGTGAATCTGCTCTGAGAAGTCTATACATCGCAATAATTTCATTTGAACTATCACGGAATGCATCTAGATATACCTTCAGACTTGTAGCACCTTTATCTAAACGAATTACCTTAGTTACATAAATTGCAGCATGTGGGTCATCATAGAGACTATTGACTCTTGGATCTGTTCTAACATCCTCAATTGGTTTGTTGATTCTATTATTTGTTGTAATAATATTAATTCTGTCCAAATCAACTACTGGAGATACTTTAGTATCAGTAGTGCTTAAGTTCAACTCCATTGTGAATGATTTATGACCTAAGAAATCAGAAACATTCTCAAGTTCATTGACTCTAGAGCAAATAACTCTTGGAGTATCGAAATAATTATTAGAATTTAGAGAAATTGGTTCAAATGGAACGATATTGTATGGAGTTTCATCTCCAGAAACACTAAGACCCGAAACAGTTCTAACTCTTGCATCAATTCCTGTTGTTTCAGGAAGTAGTGTTGTAAGATTGGGTCTCATGCTTGTGAATTGAATATTCTGAGTTGCTTTTGGACCATTAAGAAGATTAGTTCCAGCAGAAGAAATATTCAAATCATAAGTTCCACCAGTCTTCGACTCATTAAAGAATAGTTTAGGTGCACCATTCTTTCTATCTTTTCCAGATACTTGAGTGTCAAGTTTGAGATGATAACTATCAATCGTAATTGGATATTTTACAGTATTAGTGTCAGCAAAGTCATGCTCCTTGTTAATTCTTCTCAGTGAAACACCATTAAATTCATATTTAAATACTGGAGTTCCGACTGGGTGTGAAGAAATAACCAAATCAGAGAAGATTTGATCAGTTGGGACATCAATACCTCTAGTAATGCCAGTAAGTGCAGAAGTTGATGTATTGACACCAGTGTACTTAATAACTTCTCTATTCATTTTGACATAACCAGGATTATCTGAAGAAACCCCGACATTTTCAAAACTTGTGAATATTCCTACAGCAGAAACGGAAATATCAGTTGTTGCTGACTGGTTATAGAGAGCAGTGGTCTTCTCTGGTGGAACATCCGATTCAATACCATAAATTCTAACACGGTTAGCATTAGCATACATTCCATGGTTGTTGTGATTGACCTTGAAATGTAATCCATCAGATATTGATTCTGAGTAATTTACAACTCCACCAGTGACTGTGGAAATTCCATTGCTTGGATTGATGTAAACAATCTCATTATTTGTTCCAGAAGTATCAATATCATCTTGAATTTCATCGATAATCAATGAATTGAATGCAGAAATGATTCCAGCAACATTTGGAACAGTCATGACTAGGTTTCTTCCAAACCCACCAGTTTGGTCAGCATCGACTGTAAGTGCATCACCAACTGCATATGCTGTACCACCAGCAGAGACTGTTGCTGCAACAGCAATATTATTTTCAATGGTTAGGCTAACTTGAGCACCAGAACCTCTTCCAGAAATTGATTTCAGAGGTACATTCGTGTAAGTTGCATTAGTAGTAAATCCAGAACCAACATTTGTGAGACTTAGTTCTGAACCAATTCCAATAGCACCAACAACACTGACCAACTTACCAGAGAAATCTGGATAATTCTTCTGGAAAACGGTAGTTCCTGGGATTAGATTTGCTGCATCGACAGTATTCAAACTTCCAGCAAGTCCAACTAATGTCTGCTTAGAGTATGCAACAATTGGATTGGATCTGAGTGAAGTAATCTGTCTGTTACCAACACCTAGATTTGGATTATAAAGTTTAAAGTTTCCTTGCTGAGAGTTAAATTCTGCTCTGTAAAGAGTGAACTTAAGGTCTTCCAACTGTGATGGATCCCAAGTAGCACCATTTTGTGATTTAAATAGTGAACCCAGTGATGGTTGCTGAGAAACAATAATTTTCTCAGACTCTGGTCTGTTCAGTGTAGAGACATCCTCTTCTGTCATTCTCGAAATCCAGCATTCATAAGAATCGGAGTTAGAGATAATTACAATAGCATATGAGTTCTGTGTCTCTAGGAAGACTGGTGCTGGGAAAGTAAACGTTGTTGGTACAGAAGCATCATCAGAAACAGAAATCTGTGAAGGGTCTAACGAAACTTCAGCAAATGGTAGGATTTCCTGAGTTGGTAATCCCAGAGATACTGTTCTGATTTGAACTGTTACTGGCAATTCACCTTGGTCCTTAGTCTTGAAGAACAAATCACACTTGGTCAAGAAAATACCATTAGGATCCTGAACTTCAAAGGTTTGAGCAAGAGGGTCACCCCATCTTCTTTGCTGTCTTGTAGTTACAAGTCTGTTTCTAGTAATAGTATTAGCAACGAGTCTATCTTCAGTCTCAGTTAAAGTACGAGATTCATTTCTAATATTTCTTTCAACTGTTGCATTTCTGATTCTCAGAGTAACATTCTCTACATTATCAAGTGTTCCACTGGAGTTAAAGTTTCCTTCAGCAATACTTTCACCTGTTCCCCTGATTGGGTCATTATTTTGATTAGTAGTTAATACTAAAGTCTTTGTACCAGAAGAAAATTCTGGATTTGATGGAATAGTTGGGTCTGGAATGAATAGTGATGCAAGTATACTTCCTGCATTATCAGAGACCAATCTAATATCTTCTACTTCAGCAACTGCACCACTTGTAGAACCAACTAGTTGCATTCCCTTGACAATAGAACCAAAGAATCTACCATCAGACTGAGTTTCTAGACTTGCAGTGTCTACATTAAGTACTTTTGTCGTTGATGAATAATCATCAGATAAAGCACTGTTTACATCATATGGATTTACTGTGTATGTCTCTTCTGCATCATCATATGGACCAAATTTATGATTCTGTGTTGCTAGTCTGAATGATATTGATGTATTTGAACCAGTTACTGCAACAAATCCAGTGACTGTTTCTCCAGCTTCAAAGGTTCCACTGGTCATCTTAACTTCAATGAGTTTAGGAACCATGAATCTGGTCATATCAACATTATCAAAGAAGGCATAAACCCTTGTATTTGGTTTCAATCTTCTTGCAATAACTTCAATATTTCTAGACCTCATCAAAGTAATGACTGCTCTAGAAACTAATCTATCACCAACGTTGAATGTATCAAATCTTTCACTAACACCAAACTGAATCCCTTGTCTGGATTGCTCAGTTGTTCTTGTGAAGGTGTTGTTCTGGAACGCAATGCTTCTATCAGCAAATGTTCTGGTTGTAGTAGTTCCCCACCAATCATTATCAACAGTTGTTGAAACTAGTTCACTACCAGTTTGGATTTCAGCAATTTGAGGTCCTTCAACTTCAGTAACACCTGTCCAGTTTGTCTCCCATACATCCCAGTTGATTGGTGATAAACCAGTGTTGGAGTCAACACCAAGAGATTCCATCGTAGATGTGAAGTTTCCTTCAATATCATCCGTTCTTTCTGTTCTTCTGGTTTCAATCCAGGTATCAGTTGCTGGATTCAGTTCAATTGAACCAACCCAACTTGGAGTGTTGAATGGGTTTACATTTTCTACTCTTGTAGCAAATTCATTCTTGACATACTCAACATCATCATAACTGAGCAGTACCAAGTCATTTATTCTTGTTACTGCATCATTTCCAAGGTCATCTGCAAATCTTATGTCAGAATCTGGGTTTGATGTGGTTCCAATACCAACAAGAGCTTCAGAACCTAAAATTAGGTCAAGTGAAGTAGTATAATGCTGTGGTCTAAGAACTCCCTTTGCGGTGTCTACACATGCTTTATATTGTGGATTTGCAATATCTCCACCATTATATGATTTGAAGTTATCTACAAAGAAACCAGACTTGAATTTATCCAGACCAGTTTTAGGGTCTCGTATTGTCAAGTTCTTAGTATCAGACTCCAGTAGTGACAAAGAACTATAATACTCAATGTTAGAAAGTCTACTTTCCAGTCTAGAGATATCTTTCATTGTATATCTCTTATGAGTGGAAAGAGAGAACTTGATATCTTTTACGTTATAAACGTATGCTGGTAAGAAAATTGTTGCAATTTCAAGTGCAGAATCTAAACCATTAGGCTCTTTTGGTGATAGTGATGAGATTCCCTTGTTAATTACAAAAAGTCCTTCCTTCGTCAAGAACAGTTTATCAATTCTTGGAAGGTAATAATTGTATGAGATATTTAAAGTTTTATCTTTTGCAAAAACATCAGTTGTTGAGTTAGAACTTACAGTAAATGTCCTTGAGCCAAATTCAAATGGTGATGCAGTTGCTGTTCCAGGATTGAAAGTAGAAACTCTTGGTCTTAAGTCAATGAGATCAGTAACTCTCATTCCATCTACAGATGGAATATCTGATGTGTATCTATCAAAATCATAAGAGTCCGCAGATATAAAATCACCAGTATCTGTTGGACTAATTGAATAGTGATTGAAGACAATTCTTATCTTTTTATTAGGTGCAGAAAAATCTGACTTTCTAATCATTCTAGAATAATCATAAAGTTCAGACCTTTGACCATTATCTAGTAGATAGTTATCTCTGATATTTTTATCACCAATATTAACAGCATTTATTGTACCACTTATATTGGTCTCTTCTGAAGTAATAGTCTCACCTAATGAGAATCTATTTTCATTTCTATAAACAATTTCAATACTATTGATTCCGTCATTAGTTGCAACAACACCTACAGCACCACTTGTTTCACCAACTACACGTTCACCCTTAAGGAAATTATTAACACTTGAATTTAGATTCTCAAGATAGATTCTGGGCAGGTCTGGATCAGAAGTATCCGATGACTCATAAATTCCGATGATTTCTTGTACATCTGGAACATTGAGTGATATTGTTTTATCTTGTACTCTTAGTCCGTAATATGGTGTGTAAGTAAGACCATCATTTTTAGTAGTCTTACCAATTCCAGAAGCAGTTAGAGATGAACCATTAACAATTACACTTGTTGCTCTTTGGAAAATCTTACTCTTGATTCCTGCTTTTATCTTCTTAAAAGTTACTGTAAGAATTGCAGTTCCATTTGAAGAAAGATTAGTTAAACTAATTGTTCTTCCAGAAACAGACAACTTCTGATTATCCAATGACTCAATTGAACCATCATCCACGTAAGTTAAGTTGTAATCCTCTTCATCAAATGGTTCTAATGTGTAGTCTAAATCTGTCTCTAATGTAGAAGAGAATGCATTATTTGCTACTGTGATTGTATAAGACCTTCTTACAACAATCTGCGAATCAGATAGATCTAAAGATGCAATATTTCTATTCTTTAGTCTAGAATATAGATATGCATTTGATGAGTTTAGAACTTCCAGTGTAACTCTCTTAAAATCACTAGTTTCAAACTCTGCAGAAGGTAAACTACCATCTGAAATCATAGGAATACTAGTTGTTGCTGCCAAGTCAAGACTATTATCATCCTTATTGACTGCAGTAACTTTATTATATGTTGGAAGAGTTCCTCCAGATTTTCTATATTGAACAATATCACCAGTTTGAATGCCAACAAAGAAGTTAAGAGAAGAAGATACTACAGTTGATATTCCTGCATTCTCTGCTTTGATAGTAAACTCAGTTCCAGGCTCTGCTATGCTGAATGAATTAGATAGAACTGGGTCAGCAGTAAATGTTCCGATTCCAGCAGCAGTATTAATACCAACTAATCTATGAATATCACCGAGTCCGTAATCTTTTACAGACTTAACGATTCTTCCATCAACAATTCCGTTAATTGAAATTCTTTCATCCTCTTTGAATACTCCAGATACCTGGTAAAGAGTTACTAAATCAGAATCAGTTACATCTTCAACAACATAACCACTAGATCCAGTGCTAGTTCCTTCAACAAAAGTAGACGCAGAAAGAGTAATTGATGTGCTGAGTCTCAGTGTTGTATATGTTTGAATATCATAAAGTGAACACTCATACTGAGTTAGTGTATTTGCAAACCCAGCATTCTTTAGTTTTAAATCATATACTCTAGCAACACCAACTTTATCACCAGAAGTATTACCTTGTATTGCTGTTATTCCTGAATACAAATCAACTTGTGTTGAAGTATCAAATCCAACAGGCAAAGAACCATAAACATTACGAACATTTATTTGTCTACCAACACTGAATGGTAGAGCATGATTTGTTACTTTTGCAGTTTCTCTTGGTTTATCAAAGTCAATAATGGTACTGTCAATAGTTTCAATATCATATCCACGTACAACTGCCTTACCTGGTGATACTATAATACATCCCCTAGAATCACCTGGAATATTACCTTGCTTTGTTTGCTGCCCAGCATTATATACACCGTTGTTTCCAATCTGATTGTTTAGTGATTCTTTGATTGAAAGGGAGAATGGTTTTACATAATAGTCACCAGACTCATCATAAATTCTTCTTGCAATTTCATCCTGAATAAGAGCATACTCAGATTCTTCTACAAATCTCTGAGTAGTTCCTTCTTTGATTCTCATCAATTCAATGAAATTTTCATCATTGAAGTCTGTTATTTCTTTCTTGACGAGAGTTGCTGTTAGCTTTAATCGGTCTGCACCAGGAGCAGAGAAGTTTGAAAATCCTTGTGCATTATCAAATAAGTCATCATATGAGTTTGATGCTACTGCTAATTCTTCACTAATAAGCAATCCAATTCTATATGATGGTGAATTCTCATACTGATCGAGAATAACCGTTTGTGGATTTACAGTTACAAAGAATCCACGTACAAAATATACACCAGAAGCAATTTTAACAGCAGAACCTATTGCTACTGAGTTTGAAATGATGGTTGTAGCAAGACTAGCTCCTGCTCTAATTGCAGATGCACCGTAAACAATATCATCTACAGCAATTAAATTCTCACCATCAACAAATGTATTGACAGCAAAATTAGTATCACTTGAACTTTGATACTTAATAAAAAGAGTTACATTATCCCTATCAGACTCTACAGCACTAATATATCTTTCTACCTTTGCCGTAACACCACTAGTTTCTCCTCGAATTGTCTTACCAACTAAATTATCCAGGTATAGTGATACTGGAATACCCAAGTGAGTTTCGTCAATTTGGACATTGGTATACTCATCATCATAAGAAAGTTGGCCAGGAATGACCATTGAACCTTCTTTGAAGAAGTGCTGTCCAAATTTTTCAATTTGATTTTGTAAGATTGACTGCAGAGTTGTTAACTCTCTTGCCTGTAAAGGAGTCGCAGGTTTGAATAATACTTTTTGATAATTTTTAGACGCATCAAAATCATCAAAGTATGGAGATACATTTAGATTAGTATTCTGTGGCATTTGACTTTAGAACTCCAGTACGATTTTAATATCTTCTTTTTGACTAGACGACCTTGGGATTGCCTTCCTATTGTCAATATAGATTATGTCACCAGACTTTTTGTTGTATTCAGCAGATGAAATACCAGCAACAAAGCTGCTTCCCAACTGATAAGTCCTACTATTTATTACGGTGCTCAGACCAGTAAATTGAGTATCAATAGAAAGAGCTGGACCAACAATTTTTGGACATTCAATAGTATGTGAACCACCTGTAGTTGGTGTAGAAGTAAAACTATTGAGTTTATATCCAACACCTTCTGTTGCTAATCCAACAGATTGATAATACTTCAGAACACCAGTTGTATCATCCCAAGCAGCAACAAATCCAATTGCAGTAACACCTGCTCCAATTGTCTGTGTGATAACCGAGTCAACAGGATAAGTTGTCTGTGTAGTAACACCAGATAACTTGAGTGAGTTCAGTGCACTAACTTCACCCGTACTAAGTTTTTCTGTTTCACTTCCAAATACAGTTGGGTCTTTGATAATACCAACTCTAGCAAAATCGTTTCCTAGAATAATATCTGGATTTGTTTCGTCTGTAATATAACGTGAGTAAACAAGAACTCTATATGCACCTAGTTCTCTGTAGATATTGTGACCATGCCCTCCCTTTGGAGGAATAATTACATCAAACTCAGCAATTTCACGGTCATTTGATAGGTCTGCTGGAATGCCAGGTGCTCCTGGTTCAAATTTAATAATTCCTTTAGTATATCCCGACCCACCATCAGTAACAAATACTTCAGAAACCTTACCAAAAGAGTCTACAGTGATGGTTGCCTTACCACCTTCACCATCTCCTAGAATAGGAATATTAGTAAATGACTTTGAAATTGGTTGATATCCAATTCCTCTATCAGTAATTGTTATAATTTCTACCTTTCCGTCAATGGCATTATTTTTTGTCGAGATTGACTCACCAGTTTCTCCCCACTTATTAGGAACTGGAATAAATTCAATGGAGTCAAACTTTACAATCTCAGATGGTTTGATTGTAAACAGATACTTCCAGATGTAACCATCACCACTAGTACCTGCAGGTCTTGGTTCTAAGTCAATGAATGATGGTTGGTCAAAGGATGGTCTACCTTTGGGGTTCTCTGGGTCTGTTCCATTTTGAAGACATAGATATACTCTAAAATCTTCATTGATAACATAAAAATTCGAGTTATAAAGACTCGGTTGATTCGTTACTGGAGTCTTATTATAAATCGTATAATCATGACGATACATCTCGTATGTAGTTCCTGAAGTCCAGGATACTTTACGAATCATTCTTCTCACATCTTCCGATGTGATTTTCTTCATGGCAATAATTGTTTCTTTGACAGAATCTTCTTCTTCAAATCCATCAACTGGTGACAACCCATCTCCCCAACTAGCAGATCCTCCTGCTAAAGGGTTAAGACTATTTGGTTGACCAATGAAGGTATAATATGTATTTGCGGTATTGCCAACAGCAACCAAACTTTCCACGAAAGTTTCGGCATTCATCACCCTAAATTGTTCAGTTATAATAGCAGGCATTGTTTTGTAAAACGACCATTTTTCTTTTATTTAGGTCTTAACAATAT